CGTCTCGTTCGCGCGCGACGGTGGTTTTCAAAGGTTTTCATAGAGGGGTGAGGAATAACGGTACAGAGATGGGAGATATGAAGGCGCTCGACATCGACCGGAGTAACGACCCGCACCTCGTGGAGCTTGTTTCGAAGGAGACGGGGGAGATCGTGCGGAGCACGGGGCCGTTCTGCGGGCCCGGTCTCGAGGCCGAGCTCGCCTTCGTCGAGGACGTGATGGATGCCGATCGGTTCAGCCTGCGCGTCGTTCCAGTCGTCTCGCCGCCGGCCAGCTGATGCCACGAGGTGGACGACGAGTCGGTTCGGGCCGGAAGCCGGGGAAGGGGAAGACGCTCGCCTTTCCTGGGGGTGGAGCCACGGGCCACGCGCCGGCGCCAGCGGCCGACGTCGCGGTGCTGGCCGAGCCGCCCGCTGACCTGCCGCCGGCGCTGGCTGTGGCGATTGCGGGTATGACGCCGCTGACGTCGCAGGCGGACCTCTGGCGGCGCTATGCGCCGTCGGCGATCGAGCAGAGGACGTTGATTCCGGCGACGGTCGCCGGGTTCCGCGAGCTCGTCGAGCTCGCCGCGTTCAAGGAGGAGATGGCGGCCCGCATCGCCCGGTTCGGCAGCGACGGCAAGAGCGGGTCGGAGCGGATGCGGACCTACACCAGGTTGTCTCAGCGGCTGGATGCGGCCCTGGCGCGGTTCAAGTTAACAGCGTTTGGGAAGCCTGCCGACGGCGGCGCCAAGAAGCCGGTCGCGACGAACCCGTGGGCGAAGGTAGGCGGCTGATGGTGTTAGATGTTCATGCGGCCTCGCGCCGTCAGCGCCGCCGCGCGATGGGTCACTGGGTCGTATTGGTGAACGGGATCGACGTGACCGCGAGCGCCTTCTATGCCGACGATCGTCGTGGCCTCGTGCGCTGTTTCAGGCGCGATTCGACTGGCCGGCTTGTTGTTGCCGCCGGGCGCGTTGTGCGTGAGGAGTTGCGCGGCCGCGTGACGATTCGGCGGGTGTCCCGTTGACGGCTGACCGCGACTACGTCGCGCTCGCGCGGCAGTATGAGGACGACGTCCTCGAGGGGCGGGAGCTCGCGTGCAAGTGGGTGCAGCTCGCCTGCGCGCGGAACCAGCGCGATCGCGCGCGCGCGGATGAGTCGGCGCCCGAGTTTCCGTACCGGTTCGACCGCACGGCCGCGACGAAGGTCTGCGCGATGGCCGAGCTGCTGCCGCACATTAAGGGCCCGAAGGCGAACGTCGTCGGCCGCGACGAGGAGAATCGGGCGATCTGGGCGGCGATCGTCCTCGAGCCGCACCAGTGCTGGTTCCTGACGACGCTCTTTGGCTGGCTGCGCGTCGACAACGGCCTCCGCCGCTTCCGTGTCGCGAAGTACCTCGTGCCGCGAAAAAATGCGAAGAGCACCCTCGCTGCCGTCATCGCGCTCTGTATGCTCGTCGCCGACGGCGAGAGCGGCGCCGAGGTCTACAGCGCGGCCACCACCCGCGACCAGGCGAAGGTGATCGCCGAGATTGCCTGGGAGATGGCGTTCCGATCGCCGCAGTTCCGCGAGTACTACGGCGTGAAGATGGGCGCGAAGACGTCTCGCACGCTGTCGGTGCCGGCGGTGGCGAGCTGGTTCAAGCCGCTCTCGGCCGATGCCGGCACGCTCGACGCGCTGAATATCTCCTGCGCCCTCATCGACGAGCTGCACGCGCACCGGACCCGGGCGGTCTACGACGTCATCGACACCGCCACCGGCGCGCGGCCGCAGCCGCTGATTCTCATCACGACGACGGCCGGCGTGGACATCGGCGGCATCTGTTACGAGAAGGTCCAGTACCTGCACCAGGTCCTCGAGGGGACGTTCGCCGACGAGCAGTTCTTCGGCATCGAGTACACCATCGACGAGGGCGACGACTGGCGCGATCCGGTCGTCCAGCGGAAGGCCAACCCGAACTACGGTGTGAGCGTGGACCCGGGCGACCTGGCGCGCAAGACGCGCGAGGCCGAGCGATCGCCGGCGGCCGTCAATAACTTCCTGACCAAGCACTGCAACGTCTGGGTGCGCGCGGAATCGACCTGGATGCCGCTCGAGGAGTGGCGCGCGTGCGGCCATGCGACGCTCCGGATCGAGGACTTCGCCGGCGTGAAGTGCTGGATCGGCGTGGACCTGGCCGAGACGCGCGACATCATGGCGAAGGACGTGGTGTTCGAGATCGAGGATCGCGCCGATCCACGCTGGCTGGCTCTCTTTGGTGCCGTGGTGCCGAGGTTCGTGCTCTTCGAGTGTTTCTACCTGCCGGAGGACACGATCGAGTGCTCGCCGATCGCGCAGATCGCCGGGTGGGTGACCGCGGGGCACTTGATCTCGACGCCGGGCAACGTGGCGGACTTCGCGCGCCTCGAGCGCGACGTCGTCGAGGACTGCGATCGCTTCGACGTGCAGGAGGTCTGTTTCGATCGCGCGCTCGCCGCGGCGGTGATGCAGAGCCTGCAGCGCACGCTCGGCGACCAGCCGCCCGTGGTCGTCATCAAGCAGTCGGTCGAGGTCATGGACCCGGCGATGAAGGCGGTCGAGCGCCTGGTGCTCGGCCGCGAGCTCGCGCACGACGCGAACCCGGTGATGACCTGGATGATGGGCAACGTGGTCATCGAGCGGAACCACAAGGACGAGATCTACCCGCGGAAGGCCGGCGGGAAGGACTCGCACCACAAGATCGACGGCGCCGTGGCGCTCTTTAATGCCATTTCGCGGGCCTCTGGACCGGACGGCGCCGGCGAGGCCGCGCGTGACTTCGCCGAGCGCGGCCTCTACGCATGAGCCCGGACGAGCGCGCCGCGCGTGACTTCGCCGAGCGCGGGCTCTTCGCGGGTGTGCAGACGTCTGTACGCCGCGCCGCGGCGGCCGATGCCGATCGGCTCTTCACGTTGACCGAGGCGCAGGCCTTCTGTTTGCAGCGCTGGGGGTTGCGCGTGAGCATCGCGACCCTGCGTCGCTACGTGCGGAAAGGCGCGCTCGTGGTGGTGCGTTATGGAGAAGGCCCGAAGCGGCGCGTGCGCGTGCGCGGTGCCGTGCTCACGCGGTTTTTCTCCTCTGAGATTAGTCACTATTAGTCACTATTGGTCACTATTGGTCAGTCTGAACACAACCCTATTTACACCCATGAAAAAACCCTTCATCCTGCCGTCGTTCGTGCCTGGCCGTCGGCGTCGTCGCCGTCGAAAAGCGACTCCGGTATGGCCGGCGCCAGGCACCGTGTTCGAGTTCGTCGGGGTTGCGCTGGTCGGCGTCGGTCTCGCGCAGGTCTATTCGCCGCTGGCGTGGATCTGGATCGGCCTGGCAGCGTTCGCCGCGAGTTTCGAGCGGGAATGGAGAGCGCGATTACATGAGCATGATGGGCGCGTGGCTGGATCGGCGGCGGGAGCGCCGGTTCGAGACCATCGCGCCGCAGAGCATCAGTCAGAACCCTAGCCAGCCGCTGCTCAGCGCGCTGGGCGGGCGGCCAGCCTCGTCCGGTCAGCCGGTCACCGAAACCATCGCGCAGGGCCTGCCCACCGTCTTCGCCTGCGACCTCGTCATCAAGCAGGACGTCGCCAAGACCCCGATCAAGCTGAAGCGCCGGCTGAAGGATGGCACACGCCAGGACGACGTGAACCATCCGGTGTACATCGCGCTCCACGACATGCCGAACCGGGCGATGACGCCGTACGAGTTCAAGGAGACGATGCAGCACTCCCTGAACTTGTGGGGCAACGCCTACGCCGAGATCGTCCGGCACACCACCAGCGTCAACGGGCTCGCGCTCGAGCTCTGGCCGCTCGATCCCTGGCGCATGACCGTGAAGCTCGACAGCCTGAACCGGCTGGTCTACTCCTACGCGCGGCCGAGCGGCGGGCCGAAGGAGTGGATCTACGACCCGGTGAACCCGCCGATCTTCCATCTGCGCCAGCACACCCGCGGCGGCTTCTGTGGCCGCAGCCCGATTCAGGTGCTGCGCGAATCCATGGGCGTGGCGCTGGCACGGCAGCAGTACCAGGGTCGCTTCTACGGCCAGGGCGGCCACGCGCAGGTCATCCTGAGCACGGAGAACAAGCTGGACGAGAAGGCCGTGCGGCGCATCCGCGAGGACTTCGAGACGCTGACGGCCGGCCAGGAGAACTGGCACCGGCCCGTGGTGGTGGATCACGGGTTGAAGGTCGAGCCGTTCAACATGCCGCACCGGGATGCGCAGTTCGTGGACCAGATCAAGTTGACGCGGTCCGAGCTCGCCGGCGCGTTCCGCGTCTACGCCCAGAAGATCAACGACCTCGAGCGGGCGACGTTCAGCAACATCACCGAGCTGAACATCGCGCATGTCGGCGATTGCCTCATGCCGCAATTTGTCTGCTGGCAGGACGCGATCGCGCGCGATCTCTTGAACAGCAAGTCGTTCTCGACGCACTTCGCGACGTTCATCGTGGATGCGCTGGTCCGGGGCGACTTCAAGGGTTTCAACGAGGGGCTCGCGATCCAGCGGGCGAACGGCATCATCACCGCGAATCAGTGGCGCAAGGCCGCTGACATGGACGATCAGATTTCCGAGGAGGACGGCGGTGATCTCTACCTGGTCAACGGCGGCATGATGCCGCTGCGACGCGACCCGGCCGCCGCGATCGATTTTCCGGCGCCAGGCGGGGTGAATTGATGACGAGACCGGCTGAGATCACCGTCAACGTGCGCGCGCGGGTCGGCAGCGACCAGGACGAGCTCCGCATGGTTGTGTGTCCGGTGACGGTGCGGGCGGGCGCGCCCGCCGAGGCGGCGCCGGTGCTCGAGGGCTACGCGGCGCTCTTCGACGCCTGGACGCAGATCGGGCCCAACGACTGGGGCTTCATGGAGTCGATCGCGCCTGGCGCGTTCGCCACGTCGCTCCAGGAAGACGACATCCGCGCCTTCTTCAACCACGACGGCAACCTGATCCTGGGCCGGACGAGCGCGAAGACCGCAGAGTTCGTCGAGGACGACAAGGGGCTGCGGGCGGTGATTTATCCGCCTGACACCGCGGCCGGGCGTGACGTCGTCACGAGTATCGCGCGTGGCGACGTGACCGGAATGTCCTTTATGTTCCGGACGCGCAAAGAGGAATGGACCGAGCCGGAGCAGAAGGGCCAGTTGCCGAAGCGGCGGCTGTTAGATCTCCAGCTCTTCGAGGCGGGGCCGGTGACGCTGCCGGCCTACGAACAGACGTCGATCGCGGCACGCGATCGCGTTCAGGCGTTTCTACGGACTCACGAGGAGTCGGCCGTCCGGACCGCCGCGGCCGATGCGGATCGGGATCGGTGGCTGAGACTGGCGCGCACCGCGTGCTGATAACGAGGGGAGTTATGACTACGAAACCTGTACGCAACTCACTGACGGTTCTGCCGTTTCTGCTGTGTCTCTGTCTCGGCCTCGCCACGATGCCGACGAATGTTTACGCGGTGAATCGGTCCGAGCTGGGGCACGAACACGCGCAGCCCTGGCGCGGCCGGTTGGACGGCGCGGTGCAGTGCGCGACCGCGTCGGTCCTGGTGGTGGTCCAGCGCACGATCGAGGCGCTGCGGGGCCATCCGCTTGTCACGTCAGAGAGGGGCGAGATTGCCCTCGAGATCCTGACCGGCGGGCTCGTGAAGATGCAGGAGCATCGCGAGAAGCTGATTCGCGACGCCGGCGATCTCAAGGGGGCGAACGGGGCCTTCGAGAACGACGAGAAGCGCGCGAAGTTCGACGCGATCGTCGCGGACGTCGAGGTCCTTGGGGTCAAGATCCAAGACGCCGTGCGGGACGCCAAGTTGGACGAGATCGTGCGCACCACGCTGCCGGCGTCACAGCGCACGGAGACGGAGGCGCGGCTCGAGCGTGAGGATCCCGACAAGGCGGTGCTCCTCAAGGGGCAGCGCGTGGCGATGCTCGACTACATCCGGAACGGTCTCAAGATGATGGCGCCGGAGAACACGCAGGTGCTGCGCCGGCAATTCTCGTCGCTGAGTGTCGAGGAGAAGCGCGCGCTGAGCACGATCGGCGGCGCGGCGGGTGGCTACACCGTGACGCCGGATACGCGATTCGCGGCCGCGGTCATCGACGCGATGAAGTATTTCGGCGGGATCGAGGCGGCGGGCGCAGAGGTCATCACGACCGACACGGGCGCGGATCTGCCGTTTGTGACCAACGATGACACCGGGAACACCGGCACCATCGTCGCCGAGAGTGGGTCGCACGCGAGCGGCACCGATCTGACTTTTGGGATGAAGGTCCTGAAGTCGTTCCTGTACAGCACGAAGATCGTGCTCGTGCCGTGGCAGCTCCTCCAGGACAGCCAGGTGGACATCGAGGCCTATTTGGCGTCGAAGTTCGGGATGCGCCTCGGCCGCGCGCAGAACGCGCACTTCAGCACCGGCATCGCTGTAAATCAGCCGGAAGGGCTGATGGCGAGCATCACCGTCGGTCGCCAGGCGGTGACGGGGAACAGCGCGTCGTTTCCGTTTGACGACGTCTACCGCACGATTCACGCGGTGGACGTGGCGTATCGTGGCGCGCGCTGCCGGTGGTCGATGCACGACAACACGATCCTCGCGCTGCGGCTGGCCAAGGATGGCAACGGCCGGTATCTCTGGCCCGAGCTCGGCAATGTGCAGGTTGGCCAGCCCCAGGTGCTCGCGGGCTATCCCGTCGTGCCGAACAACGACATCGCCGTGATGGCCGCCTCGGCGAAGGCCGCCAGCTTTGGCGACCACTCGCACTACAAGGTGCGCCGGGTGAGCGGCCTGACGTTCGTGCGGCTCGACGAGCTCTACGCGGCCAGCGGGCAGGTCGGCTTCATGGCCTTCCAGCGCGCCGACGGCGGCTACGTGAACCCGGGACAGGACGCCATCGTCGCGTTCCAGAACAGCGCGAGCTAAGCCGCCCGCGCGACCAGATGAACAGGTGACCCGTGGGCGGGCTTCGGCCCGCCCCCTAGTAAGGAGACTCAGATGCTCGGAGCAGGCTATCTCACGGAGTTCGCGATTCCGGTCAAGGTGGCGGACCACACCACGGCGGGCACGGGGGACGTGTCGTGCGCCTCTGTCGACATGGCCGCCGATGGCGGCTACGACGGGGTGCTGTTCATGACCTCGTACGGCACGGCCGCCGCCGACAACATCCTCAAAGCCGCCGGGTCGGACGACGACTCGACATTTTCGGAATACGCCTCGACGGCGCAGATCGCGAGCGGGGCAGCGCCGTCGAACGAGGACGTACTCCTCGATATCCAGCGGCCGCTGCAGCGGTACGTGAAGCCGGTGCCGGAGCGCGGCACGTCGAGCACGTGCGAGTCGGTCTGGGCGATCCGCTATCGCAGCCGTAACCGCGCGGTCACCACCGTGGTCAGCGGGACCGCCGGCCTGGCGCAGGCCACCTCGCCGGCCAACGCGTAAGGCGTGGGCCAGGGCTTTACTTCTGAGGGCAGCATGATGCGATACGCACGATGGGCGGCGCAGGCGGCGATCGGGCTCCTCCTGATCGCCGCGCTCTTCCCGGTTCAGGTCGGGCAGGCGCAGAACACGGTCCTGAACTATTTCGCGCAGGTGGCGGGCGGGTCGAGCGACAACGTTCTGAATATCGACGGCACGCTCAACTTCGAGGACAAGGCCACCGTCATCGACCACGGGACGGCCACGCTGGCGAACGGCTATGCGTCGGTGACGACGAACCTGTCGTCGACCGTGACCTGCGTCCTGACGCTGAATACTGGTGCTGCGACGCCAGGCGACGATCCGGTGCTTGTGACCGGCCTGTGGACGCCGGGATCGTCCGGTCTCGAGATTCTGGCCTGGGCCACTAACGGTACTGATCCGACGCTGATTGCGGCCTCGAGCACGGACACGGTCGGCTACGTCTGTATGGGTGCGGACTAAGGGGGTAGTGGTGCCGACGGCCGCCGCGCCGCCCATCGCGTATGTCGAGGTGGTGGAGTGGCTGGCCGATCTTGTGCTGGGCTACCGCGGCGAGCGCATCGAGTTCTCGTGGCGGCCCTACGACCGGCGGCGGCCGGATCAGCGCGCCGACTACGACCGGCTCGCGGCGTCGATGCGCCGCGACGGCATCGAGCGCCCGCTGATCACGTTCGGCCGGCACGTGCTGATCGGGATGCGGCGGGCCGAGATCGGTCTCGCGCTCGGGATCGAGCAGGTGCGCTGCTGGCGGATTGTCGAGGACGTCCATGACTGGCACGGCACGGACATCGCCAGACTGGACGCGTTGAAGGCGGGCTGTGGGGCGACAGCCTACTGAAAGAGGAACGTGATGCGGGTGCAGATGACTTCCACGATCGCGGGGCGGCCCGCCTACTCGATGGGCGACATCGTCGAGCTCGACGACCGCATTGCTCGCGCGTGGATTGCGGATGGCCTGGCCATGCCGGTCCGCGAGGCGCCGGCTGAGACGCCGGAGGATCTGGCGTCGGTGGGCGTCGAGGCCGCGGTCGCGCGTGGCCGCCGCCGGAGGGGATGATGCGAATGGTCTGGCGCGTCTTGATTGCGGTCGTCGTGCTGGCGGCGCTGCCTCGTCTGGCGGCCGCGCAGGTCGTTATGCACACCGTCACTGTGACCACGGATGGGAGTGGCGACGTCACGGCGTATACGCCGACCACGGTTGGGGTCGTGCTGGCGGTGCGCTACGTGCCCGACGTGACCAGCCCGCTCGATACCGGGGCCGACGTCACGATCACGGACGGCGTGACGGGGCTGCAGGTCCTGGCCGTGACGAACATGGGCCCCAGCGCGCGCGACTTTCTCCCGCGGGCCTTCACGGTCAATACGCTCGGGGCGAGCGCGCTGTACGCGGCCTCTGGCACGAGCGTGCTCGACACGATTCCCGTGGCGAACGCGATCCAGGTCGTTGTCGCGCAGGGCGGGAGCGCGAAGCTGGGCACCTTCTATATCTACGTGCAGGGGCGGTGACGCGGCGTGCAGTGGCGTGACATCCATCGATCGACCGTCTGTGTGACGCCGCCGGCGGTGGAGCCACTGAGTCTCACCGAGGCCAAGCTGCACCTGCAAGTGGATGTCACGGCGGACGATGCGTTGATCTACGCCCTGCGCCTGGCGGCGCGCGAGCAGGTTGAGGCCGATACGAATCGCAGTCTCATCAGCACCGTCTGGGACCTCTGGTTCGATCGGTTTCCCGATGGCCGCGCGATCGAGCTCTCGCGCTCGCCGGTGTCCGCGATCGCCAGCGTGACGAGCTACGACGACGATGACGTTGCGGTGGTGCTCTCGGCCTCTGACTACCTCGCCGACCTGAAGAGCGAGCCCGGGCGCGTCGTGTTGGTGGACGGCGCCTCGTGGCCGACGGACCTGCGGCCGGCCAACGCCGGCGTCGTGCGATTCACGGCGGGGTACACCAGCGGCACGGCGCAGAGTGTCTCGTCGATCACGCGCGCGAGCACGACCGCCACGGCGACGACGAGCGCGGCGCATGGCTACGTCACTGGGCAGCGCGTGACGCTCGCCGGGGCGGACCAGGCGGACTACAACGGCACCTGGTCGATCGTAGTGACCGGCACGACGACGTTCACGTTCACTGTGGAGAACAGTCCGACGACGCCGGCGACCGGGACGATGACGGCCACCTATCTCGGCCTGCCGGAGCGGTATTTCCAGGCGATGAAGCTCTGGATGTCGCACCTCTACCGGCCGAACGCCAAGCATGACGACCTGGTGCGGCGTGTCTACGACGCGCTCGTGACCGGCGGGGTCTACGCCCTTGGGTGATGCCTGTGCGTGACCTGACCGAGCGCGTGACGATCCAGCAGGCCTCCGCGGCCGCGACGCAGGCGCGCGCGCGGACCTGGTCCACGCTCGCCACGGTCTGGGCGGCCGTGCGGGCCAGCGGACAGATGGGCGCGGAACGGGTGCAGGCCGGCGCCGTGCGCGCCTCGCTGCGCTATGAAGTCGAGATCCAGTATCGCGCGGACGTGACGCCGAAGATGCGCGTGTCCTGGACGCCGTATCGCGCGGCGGCGGCCAAAACGCTGGAGATTGCCGTGATCGACCGCAAGGACGGGCGCGCCGAGCGGCTGCTGCTGTACTGCGCGGAGGCCGCCTGATGGCCCGGCCGAACAACGCGGCGGCGATCTCGGGGCACGTGCAGGGGTTGCGCGAGTTGAAGGCGGCGTTTCAGCGGCTGCCGGCGATCGTCCAGGAGCACCTGAACGACGCCACCGAGATCACTGTGCGCGAGGGTGTGCGCCACGCGCAGGCGCAGCTCCAGCAGAGCCCGTCGATTGACACGCGCGCGCTCTACGACCACGTCGGCTGGGCGATGAACCGCAAGGCCGGGCGCGGCAGTTTTGGGATCAAGCGGGCGACCACGACGTTCAACGTCGGCGGCAAGCGCGTGCGCGTGAAGGGCCTGATTCGGGCTGGCGCCGGCGGCAGCGCGTCCACGAGCGCCGGTGCGACGAAGGACCAGCCCTCGCGGCGGGCGCACTTCGTCGAGTTCGGCACGGTCCGCATGGCCGCCGAGCCGTTCATGCTGCCGGCGGCGGAATCGCAGCGCGGCCCCTATCTCGACCGCTGCCGGCGCGCCGGCGCGGCGATCGAGCGCGACATGAGCACGGTCGGCGGCGGGCTGCGCTGATGGCGACGACCACGAAGACGGCGACGGGTCCGGTCCTGACGGCCATCTATGTGGCGCTCAACGTGGCGGCGATCACCTCGACGCTCGGCTGCGGCGTCTACGAGACGGTGCTGCCGCAGGGCGTGGCGTTCCCGTGTCTGCGGATCTCGACGCCGAGCGGCGTGCCCTGGGACACCTTCGGCGCCGCCGGCAAGGAGCGCGTCGTCCAGGTGCACGTGTTCGCTTCGACGGCGGTGTATGAGAGTGGATTCCAGGTCAACGCACTCTCCGACCAGGTCATCGCGCTGCTCGAACACCAGGCGCTGAGTGTCTCGGGGCATACGCTCGCGGCGCTGCAGTACGAGCAGGATACCGAGGGCGCGGACGAGGAGGTCGACGGCGTGCAAATCGTGCACCGCGTGCTGTCGTTCCGCGTGCACGTGATCGAGAGCTGATGACCGCCGAGGCCTGGCGCCAGGTCGTGCGCATCGCCGACGCGCTCGAGCGCATCGCGGCGGCGCTCGATCGGTTTGAACCGGACGCCGAGCCGGCCTGCGCGCATCCGCTGAGCGAGCGCGAGGTGAGTCCGGAGAGCACGATGGGTCACGTGATGTCTCGCTGCAGGGCCTGCGGCGCGGAAGGGATTTGATGGCATGGCTGTAGTCACAAATGACGCGCGTATCTGGCTGGCGCAGTTCCACTTGTCCGCGGACCATCAGTCGCTCGACCTGTCGATGGGCCATGACGCGGAAGACGCGGCAGTGTTCTCGAACACGGCAAAGAACATGCGCGGGACGCTGCCGTTCGTCGAATTGAAGGGGCAGGGTTTCGTCGATTTTGGTAGCGGTGGCGTGCACGACGCGCTGAAGGCCAACCTTGATATCGCCAACGTGCCGATCACGATCGGTATGGAGGGGGCGGTCGTGGACACGAAGGCCACGCTGTTTCTGGCCCGGCTGCTCCAGTACCGCACGCCAGGCGTCGTCGGCCGGCTGCTGCCGTTCAACTTCGACGCCAAGGGACAGGGGACGCCGGCCGTCGACGGCATCCTGGCGGGTCTCGGGTCGAAGACGGCGACCGGGAGCGGGACCGAAGCGAATCTCGGCACACTCGACACCGGCGAGACGATGTACGCCGCGCTGCACGTACTG